ATCTGTTCCATTAGACGTACGGCACTGGCAATAACGTTACTGGCACGACTTTCTACAATGTAAGAACGTTCCTGTTGCTTGCTGTAACGTTCAGTATAGATACCATCTAATTCTTCAAAGATGCTTCGAGTCTTTTTTTGCATGACTTTGTTTGTCCTTTGTAGTATTTATGTAAAGTTAAAGGAGATTGGAATTATCCTTTTTGTTTAATCCCTGCTAACATCTGTTTGAGCTTGGAACTTTGTACATCAGCAGTTATTTTAGGAACATCTTCGGGCATGCTATCTGTTACGTCTTTTTGTACCATTTGACTTTTTGCTTTGATACCAGCAAGTATACTGCTTGCTGGTGGTTTGTTGTGATCGTTATCATCTTCATCAACACTGCGTATTCTTAGACTTTCAATATCAAATTCTAAGTCTATCTTCATACCAACACCTGAACTACTTCTAGTCTTCATTGCTTGTATTTGATAACGTCCTCTTTCTCTCATTGCTCTACTTGTAAAAATACCAAACACGTTGTCAGCAGTATTGATCTTACTAATACCACCCGAGATGTGCGAATGATCAAATTCAATCTCTTCAACTGCACTTCTGTTTAACTGTGATGCAGTTACAAACAATACGTTTAGTTCTCTTGACAAGTTACGCAGTTCTTCACTTACGTATTTGTCCTTAACAAACAAATCGTTTGGCGATACTTTAGCACTAACAGGCATAAGCAAATCCAAATAGTCAACCAACATAAAGTCAATTTCTCTTCCTTGCTTGATGCTTAGTTCTTTAACAAATGCTCTTATGTCGTTTACTGTGCTTTGTGCTGGCATATACTTGATTTGCAATCCGCCTGCTTTCTTGCCCATCATTTTGATTTTCATTTCAACAGTTTCAATGTCTTTGAATATCTGTTTGGTGCTGGTGTTTGTCAACATACTATCAATACGCATAGCAGTTAAACCTTCACTCAATTCCAGTGTAATGTATACTCCATTGAGTCCTGCTTCCATCCAATTCACTGCCAAGTTCTGCATAAACAAACTCTTACCTGATCCAGATCCACCTGCAAATATCTGTAGTTCACCTCTGTTGAATCCACCATATAATAGTTTGTCTAAGTTTTGCCAACCGGTTGAATTCTGCCCGTTGTTGTCTTTCAGTGCCGCAAGTCTTGCTCTTGGATCTTCAAAGTAATCTGTACCCAAGTCCTTTGTTAAACTTATTTGTACTGCATCCTTTATAAGTTTCTCAACTGGTGAATACTCGCCCTTCTCTAGCAAGTCTGCACTTTTTAATATTGCACGTTCTAGTTCTGTACGTCTAGTAAATGCTTCAAACTCTCCTAAGAACCAATCTGTATGTCCGCTGTTGAGATCAGGAATCTCTTGCAAGTCTGTACCTGTGACTGCTTTTATTTGTGCTCTATCCGGAAGTGTCTTGTGTTCGTTTGTGTGATCATAGATAAACTTTGCAGCTTCTCGCAAGTCTCTGTCAAAGTTTTCATCATTGAATATGTTTTGTACTCTTAGAAAACTTTGTGCATCTTGCATCATCATTTCTAAGAATAATTTTTGTACATCATAGTTATAATCAGTCATACTTTATTATAGTGCCTTTCTACTAATCTGCAACATGTTTGGTAAAGATTGTTAGAGCAATTTTTTTTGCAACTCCGTTTTTCAAAAAGTTATCACTTGAATGCAATGCTTTACGGTCCCAAACAACACCTGTTCCTCTACGCCATTTGTATATCTCATTTACACTAACTTTTTGTACCTTGTACCAATCACAATGTGAAAGATATTGTTCGTATATTTCCTCGCTTACATGATTTTTAACAGTAGGAAAATCATTAAAGTTTTCTACTGTGCATTCTTCGTTAAAAATAAGTGTGCTTGTTTCAATATCTTGATACGGTATTAAAATAGCATTTGCTGGATTCTTGTCATTGTTATTTAAATAGTCCGTGTGTATTACCCAGGGCTTATGTTCAACTAAAACCATGGCATGACCAATAGACTGTCCAGGTATAAGATCCTCAAAAATCTTACCCAGTATTTTGCAATCAGTTTCACTTATACCATTTGTATATGCTTTATCTGATTCAGACGCACTCTCATTTCTGTTTTGATATCTTTCTATAATTTTATCAACTATAATTTGTTGATTTTCAGTTATGTCAAACTTCAACGTATTCTCCTTATTCTTGCAAGTTGATATACCAAATGGGTAGTTCTTCTTTTGTAGGTATATCAAGATATCGTGATTGATTATTAAATGCAAAGTACGGATTCCAAATGTGTTTATGAAACTGCCAGTTTAAAATTTCCATGTAATCAATACGCAACTTTTTAATTAGTATAAATTTATCTGCAATAATAACATTATCTTTATCAACTAGAGTATCATTGGTTTCCTTGCCAAACAGTTGAAAGCGATTAGTTGCTCCATAGTTATATTCAAAATTAATCTGGTGTTCACCAGGTGTTAAAACACTTGGTTCCCATGTTTGCTCGTCAATTATAAATCCAGGAGTTCCGTTATATGCTCCAACTTCAATTGTCAAAGTTGCTTCAGGCATTTATAACACTTCCACTAGTTAAGAGTTGATCGTGTCCAATATGCTCTGGAACATTATAACCTAACTTTACACAGTGTTCTATTAGATCTTCACGCCATTGTAGTCTTGTAGTTTGGTTGCTAAGACCTACCCAATCATTTTCATTGGTTCCTAAAGTGATACCAAGATCTTCAGCCATTGATGCTAGTGGTGTGCCAGGTAGTATAGCCAAAGTTGAACCTACTGCCACTTTGGTTATTGATTTTCCTGCATAAGGAGCTAATACCTCGAACATTTCTTTTTGATTTTTAATTGTTTCTTCTGTATCAGTGACATATCCAACTATCATTAAAAATGTTCCTTCAATACCATATTTGTTCATGGCTTTTACACCGTATATAACATCATCATTGCTAAATTTTTTCCGCATATGATCTCTTACACCTTCATCAAGACTTTCTATGCCAATATAGATCTGTGTTAGTCCAGCTTCTTTGCTCAATCTCCATATGTCTTCAGGCATTTGATTTGCTGGCCTAAAAATAAACTGTCCTCTCCAAATTAACATATTTTGCGGATTTTTATTATTGTATTCTGCTAACACAGTACACAGTTCTTTATATGCTTTCATACTTCCATTAATTAGACTGTCAGTAAAAGCAAAATCGTATATGCCGTGTTTAGCACTCTGTGCTATCATTTCATCTGCAATACTCTTGCCACTTCTCCAAACAAATTTTTTCCAATGGGTATGGATATCGCAAAATGTGCATTTACGCACACAACCTCTACTACCAGTGATAGGAATACCACCTCTGTACAGGCTCCAGTCATAGCTGTCATAAACAGGAATAGGAAATTCGTCTAAGTTCTTTATCTGCGTCCATTCAGGCGTGCTTACATAGTCACTTTCCATTATGTCAATTATAGGATGTTCGCCTTCGCTCTTTACCCAATGGTCACAAAGTTTAATCTCTTGCCACTCGGCACCCATGTTTACTCCGTGTAGCCCGTTGTGACTTAAACCTGGGCCACCTAATATTATTTTGACATTTGGTGCCATGGTTCTAATGTATATGCATAACAGTTGTGCAGTACGTATGCATTGATACGTAAAAAGACTGATTCCTATATACTTTGGATTGTATTCTAACATTTTGTTTACATGATGACGGAACGAACTATCAATTGCTTGTGAGTCTCCTGAATTTACACCAAGTGCAAAGTTCTTTATAGCATCATCGCCAAATGTTAATCTGTTAAAGTCGTAGAACTTGCCACTAAAGCCATGCCATTCTAGCATACCAATTAGGATAGCAGGTGCTGCTGGTGCAACTTTAGTTTGTGTATACGGAACACTGGTGATAAGCACATCACAACTCAACTTATGCTCCTTATTAAACGTTTTTTAGCCATTTCGATCTTAATCTTACTTCTTTCTGCACTGTTATGTACCTGTTTAAGTGTTTCAGCTACGCCAAAACGTACCACTGCATCATTAACATCTTTAACATCTTTGGGCCATTCCGGTATGCTTACTTCAAATTTGTGTTCAACTGCAGCATCAATCATATTTATTCCAGCCCGATCTTGGTCAGGTACTACTATAATTCTACGTTTCAACTGCTTTAGCAACTGTGCTTGATCCTTGCTTATGGTTTCATGCATGCATGCTAATCCTGATATACTTAGTGCATCAAATATACCCTCAACAACTATTGCACTGGTCCAATTGGACTTTTGTAAATCATACCCAAATACATATCCCGGTTGCTGACTGTTTATAAACTTTGGTGTACGACTGTCTAGATAACGACTTGTGTGTCCTACTATCCTGTTCTTGTATGTGTATGGTATAACAATCCTATCTCTTGGTCCACGTTTCTTATCTACCAAAAACGGATAGCCAAATACCATGCCACGTTTTTTTAAGTATTCAACATAGTGAAAATGTAGTTTGTTGTTTTCATCTATACGTTCAACACCAGTGGGTATTTCTGTTTCTTCAAAGTCTATTTGCGTTTGTTTTATGGTATTGCGTTCGGCAGTTAAGTCTAATAAACTTTTACGTTTCAAACTTTCTAAGTTGAGTCTTTCAATATCTGTTGGATCTACACCAATCCATTCTAACAGTTTACGTGCTTTGTAACTAACACTACGCCCTGCCGTAAAACTTGCAGTAAAGCCACAGTTGAAGCAGTGATAACTCCAGTCATCTTCTGATTGTTTTATACCGCCACGACTGCGTCGGTCCTGTGATTCGCCTTTGTGTACACAACAGGGTGCATTAAAACTAACCCAACCAGAACTAGTTTGTTTTCGCTTTTGCGGAATGTAACTTAGTAGATCAATCATTATGTAATAATAACATAAGAACTAGATGTTTGCAAGTGTTTTGGTTATCTATAGGTAATTTCTGTAATGGTTCCGTTGTTTACGTCAACAGTAGGTGTAGACTCATAACCTTGTCCGCCATTGGTAACAGTGATTGTAGAAACTACATTTCCGCTTAAAGTTGCGGTTGCAGTTGCTCCTGTACCTAATCCTGTAATTTCAACATTAGGTGTTCCTGGGCCAGTATATTCTGATCCGCCTGTGGTACTGATCTGTGTTACCACTCCATTTACAACTGTAGCAGAACCTGTGGCTGCAATTCCGTATTGGTTTATTTCAAAACGTATCCAATTGTGTCTTCCGTCAACGTTGATAAAAGCTCTTTTTGTTTGATTATTGTATACAGTTTGTGTACCTATATCATACCACTCTGGACCAATTTGATTTTCACTTCCTTGTGCTTTTACGTTGCCTGTAAAGTTATCAAAATCCAATTGAAATGTAGTTAGTGTATTGTTAGCAGTATATGCCATACTGGTATGTCTTCTGTTGCCTTCGTCTTTTCTTATACCATAATCATCAGGCTTTGGTAGTACTAGTATGTTGCTTTCTCGATAATCTGGATACACACTATCAACAATTTCAACTTGTCCTCTGCCTGCACTGTATGCATCAGTATATACTGCTTCGTATAAATTACCGCTTGCACGTTCTAAACTATAGGTAGCAGTCTGTTGTTCAATTAGGTCAAGTTCTTCACTGGTAAGTGTTACTTTTGCTCTACCAAATGCGGCACTTAATATTTCAAGATCTTTTGCTATCAGCAATTCGTCTCCATCAGTGCTCATCATACGGTAAGTAATAGTACTGCCTGTGATGTTAACAGGTTTTTGATCTTGGTTGATAAACTCAAACAGTATTACGTTATCAACTCCTCGGTTGACTTTTAATTTTTTAGCATACACTGGTT